TTTAGCGTAACTTCATAAACGAACCATTCCGATACACCTTCTTTGCTAAAGTCATTCATAAATAACTTTGCATTAAATATCCCTATTTCAAGTTTAAATGAAAATAGGGTATAGAATAGACACGCAAATAAAACTATCTTAAAGTATTTCATCAATTATTCCATCAATGACAATAAACTCATCACCCGATTCAAGAAAGTATGAACCTGATTCAAGTAATTCAAAAGTAGGTGTAGTTTCTTCGGTACATACAAAAATTTCACTACCTACTTGAAACCCATCTTGAGCATCCACAAATGCACAATCGTTGTTGGTACACTCAACAATTTGAGGTAAAGGTTTTTTAATCGGCCGTTTTGGTCCGAGTGGTACAAAATTACTCATAAATTATCTGTATTAAATATTTCCCAAACTAATAAGTCCTCATTCCATAGGTAGTAATTCCCGTCATTAGGATAAGGTTCAGGGGCTACCCAAACATTATTCTCTAAAGTCCATGAAGGGTATGGTTGAGGTGCTGTAAATGTATTTGATTCAGGATTAAAAGTATAACCTAAGGCTATGTTAAACCCGTTTATGTCAATCCAAGTACCACCAAGTTTATTGTTCGCCCATTCGTGCGAACCTTCAATAACTTGAACAATTATATTATTTTCTATCTTAGCTGCTCTCATAACATTAAATTGGATAAGAGATTATTACTATTCCGCTTCCTCCGTTACCCGTTGGACCTCCTATATAATTACCACCGCCACCTTCCCCCGTGTTAGCTGCTCCGTTTGTACTATTGCCCGTTGCGCCACTTCCTGCGCCACCTCTTGCATACGTAACACTTGAACCAGATATTGAGATTGCTAAACCTGCGCCACGAGTTCCCGTATTACCTGCCGTACCTGCACCGCCTGCACCGCCTCCGCCTCCGCCTTCACCTGTTCCTGCTGCACCTCCATTATTTCCTTGCCCTACCGTTCCTGAACCAAAACCCGCAACGGAGAAACCACCGCTACCGCCACCACTACCGCCATTTCCTCCGACATTTTCAGGTGAATTACCTCCACCACCTCCACCACCGATTGCAGTATATCCTTTAAATGTAGAGTTACTTCCTGCGCTACCTCTTTCAAATGGTGAGCCAACAATAGCACCCGCTCCACCCGCTCCAATTACTGCGGAATATAAACCAACGCTAATTAATTCTGAGTTGATATGAATTAAGCCACCTGCTCCACCACCACCACCGCCTAATTCTCCACCACCACCACCGCCTGCAACGATTAAAAACTCAAAATCTCCGCTACTTGTGAAGGTATGAATTTTAAACCCGCCTACTTCGGTAATAGTTCCGCCCGTCGCTACGAAAGGGGCTGAACCGCTCTCAAATACTTTACTAAATTGAGTACCTATACCTATACCTATTCGCATGGTTCAAAGTTAATTAAATGGTTATTTATTGAGTTCATATAGAGTATTTTGTTAAGTTGGTAGATAAGCAGATTTTAAAAATAGATTTGCCCCGTCTGATACGATAATAACCGACTGATACCTTGTTAAAGTTAATGACGCTGCCCCGTTAATTGTTTCAGTACCATCAGGAGTTATTATAACTTCATCGGCTGCACTTGCGCAATTGTTAATTATTGTTATCTCACAACTTCTTCCTTGATATATCCATTCGGCTGCTGGACGTAATATAAATTCTGTTAAATCAGTATCACCCATTAATATTTGAGTAAATGGATATACGTCTGTGGTAGTGTCGTAGGTTGCTTGTACTTGTCCACCTTTAATAAACAAATCTCCTATTTCGCTAAATCTTTGGTCAACTCCACCTATTGCCCTGATAAAATCCGTATTACTGCCGTCTGATTCTTCTACTGCATTTTCTATCTCGCTAACACTTGCCCTTGCAGTACTTACTCTGAACCATTCCGCTTCCCATGTTTCAGTTCCTGCCGTAAATGTACCTCCGTTTAGTATGTAAACTTCACTATTGTATCGTATAAGTGAATCGGGATAAATACTACTTCCAATTATCGCCCCTTGATATTTAGGTACAGGTAGTATTTGGGCTGCCATTACTTCGCTAACAAGTCTATAAACAAAGTTAGCACCCGTTCCCGCATCATATATTCTCCATAAACTTGTAGATGGTACGTAAGAAGTACCATTATAAACGTATAACCCTCCGTAGTATTCGCTTGAATAGGCTTCACCCATTATAGATTGACCTAAATCAATATCGTATGAGTTTATTGTACTTCCTGTGTTTTGTACCTGGTATTTAAATGCGGTTTGGTTATCCGCATCCGCATTAGTGTTATAAACTAATGAGGTAGACGCTGCAACCCTTGACGCTTCATAATCAGTACCCGCAACTAATAAAGTACCCGTTGTAATTTCTCGAACCTCTGATATTTCAATTGAAAAGCTATTAGTTGTATAAGTACCCGCAGGTATTTCAGGGGTTGCGAAACTAACTGCTAAATTTTGGTATGAATCGTAATCACTTGATGTCGCAACAATATAAGCAAAATCTGAACTATTAGCCCACGAATAGGTTGAACCTGTGGCAGACTTTTTAAGATACTTGGTTGAGTTTAGATTAATCTTAACCTTAAATATTATCCTATACGTTCCCGTTGTAGTGCCTTCAAATGCAATAAACCTAATAATAGTGCTAAACAATAATCTTATGCCCGTTCCACCTATAATATTAGGAGGTAAATTTTGTGAGTAGGATAAACTTGTCCTACCGTTAAGCATATTTTTATTTTCAAACGGAAAAGTCTTAAAAACATTTTTTAAAGGTGCAAAGTAATTCCATTGATTACCGCTTAGTACGGTTCTAATTGGTGAAGTGGTTTGTAAACTTAAATATGAAGGTAAAGCAGAATTACTAACATAAGCGTTTGTTCTATCGTACAACCTTCTATATTTAGTTGTGCCGTCATCTTCGTAATTATTAACTTGAACGAATCTGTAAACACCCTCGCTCATAATTACCCTCATGCCCCAATGTTTACACAATTCCTCTAATACCTCGTAATAAGTAAAAGCGGTTCGTTCTTGCTTTTTTTCATCAAACTTGGTAAACGTATAACAATGAACCTTAGTAAAATCTAATGGGTCTTTATTCGCTGCTCTGGCAGGCATAGAATCTTCCCACCATTCTACACAAGTTGTATAAAGGTTTGAAGATATGTTTAGTTTATAAAGTGGAGTTTCTTTTAATACTTCGAAGATATAATCTATCATTTTATATCTATCGTTGTTATCAGTTGCAAAATCAAAAGTAAAATCTTTTAACCTTGCCAATCCATCTGTGGCAGTAAGCGTAAAATCGTAAGGTCTTGACGCATCCATTCGACCCGATAAGTCATGTAGGATATTACCAACCCAAAATAAATTACCATCCCTATTAACTACTAATTGAAATTTGTCCTCATTACTTGCAAGTAAATTGGTAGTAATCCAACTTTGTAAATCTAAACCTACTGAATCGTCTGTAACCCTTAAATATACGTTACATCTTGAACCCTTAACGGCAGTAAATTTCTCATCTCCTTGACGTTCGTATTCAATACTAAACGCATCACCACTTAATTCTATTTGTTGAACCGTTCCACTAAATGAACTATCATATATCCCTATTGTGTAAGGGGTATCGTTTATATTTGAGTAAGCAAGTGCGGTATATCTAACTCCCATTATCTTACTCTCCTTGTTTGATTATTAGCGTTTACAAGCACTATTTGTAAGTCTGAACCCCTAACTATCCCACCTACTTGAATTGATTCGGGCGAATAGTTTTGACCCATGTAGCCACCTCCACCATATCCACCGCTATAACTACCGCTCATACCCCTGTTAACACTTCCTCCGCTTGTAGTGGAATTAAGTAACCCACCAACTACACCCGCAGCAGCTAATAACGCACCACCCGCAGCAATAGCAGGTAAACCCGTTGCAAATAATACTTTAAACGCTTCACTTGCCACACCCGCAGTAATCATGGCAGTACCTAAAGCCTTCATAAAGTTTACAAGTATCATTCCAATTGATTTGAATAACTCTCCACCATCCGCAGTCCCGCTAAATACTTTCGCAATAGTTTCACCAAGTAAATTAAACGAATCGACTAAAACACCCGCTACCAAGTTGCTAATGTCATAAACTCCTTTTTCAGTAGTTTCAATTAATCCCGCCCAATTAGCTTTCCATTCTGCCATTCCTTTAAGGTTTTTAGCGTTAATTTCAGCCCATCTACTGCCTAATTGTTTATCAATAATATTCTGCATTGCATCATTAGCACGTGAAGCTATATCACCTCCCGCAATTGGTTTAGTAGAGATAGTTGCAACCCCTTGAATATTGACTTTTGCAGTAACCTGAGTATATTTAGCTTCTATTTGTGATAATGCGGTATGTAAGTTTTGTATGTTGTTTTGAATCGCATAGCTTAAAGCGGTATAAGCAGCATCATATTTTTTAACTCCTTCAAGTTGTAAATGTGTTAACTGACCTACTAACTCTTTTTCACGTTTGTAAAAGGACTGCTTAGCATCAAATATATCTTTATCTTTACCTTTTAAGCCTTCGCCATAAATACTTGTCCAAATTTCAACTGCTGCATTAACATTTTGTTGTGCTACGTAAACATCTTGCAGTCTTTTTTCTTGCTCTGCTAACTCCTTATTTGCATCAAATAAACTAACTGCAAATTTAACCATTTCAGCCCCGTAAACGGTTAAAATAGTTAAACCAACACCCATAGCAGTTTGAAGTGAAAAAACACTTGAAGCTATGGCACTAAATACGCTCTTAGTTGGTTGCCCTGATTCTACTAATTGCTTGTTTGCTACTTTTAACCTACCTATTTCATCAATTAAAATCGGGATATTATTAGCTACTGCCATAAAACCCGTCTGCATAGAATAAGTAAAAGCAGGCATTTCACGGGTAATCTGATTTATTGAATTAGATAAACCGCTAAAACCTTGTTGCGACCTTTGAAATATTGGAGCTTGTTGCCCCGTTTGTGCTTGTATCGCAGTATTAACGCCGTCTATTTGATTACGCAGGTTTTTAGCTTTATCCGCAGCATCTTGAAAAGCCGTAGAGGTAGCCCCATATGATAATGCAATGTTTTGAGCATCTTTTAAAGTCTGCCTATAAGCAATGTTTAATTCATCAATAGCAGTTTTTACGGGTTTGGCTTTTTTGGGTATACCAGAAAGCCCATCTGCAACCGTAGCCATACCTTTAGCAAAACCTGAGGTATCAAATCCTAAACCAATATTTATGCCTTCTTTATTTGCCATTTCCTGCTCTTTCTAATTTATCCCAAATAGGTATTAACTTTTTATTCTTTTCTAACCATTTTTCACGGGTCATAACTACATCCCACGGCAACGGTAATAATTTAGTAGGGGTAATGCTTTGACCTTTTTTTGTATGAGGTGCTAATACCCATGAACCTAATATCCTTAATCGTTCCCACTCCCCACTTCTATTCCTTTCATCATTGCGACCCTTCCAAGTTTTAAACAATATTTCAGGTCGAGAGTTCCAAAATTGTTCCTCACTCCATCCATACCCATAAGCCAAACACTCAACCTCAAAAATACTTAGTTGGTTTGGCTCTGTAAGTTTGGGCTGAAATACTTTACTACTTCATCACTAAATGCAGTTAGAATGCTTGTAACCGCATCAAAAGTGCCATCTTTGTCTAACAGTTCCTCAACTTCCTCCACCGATTTACCGATACCGATTGAACAAATTAGGGATGCGTTGTTAAAATCTTTTGCAACATCTTCTAACTTGTCTAAATCTTTACCCGTTACTTTTACTAACTCTTTTAATTGTTTGAATCCAAATCTAAACTCAAATTCCTCTCCGTTAATTTTAATTTTGCTCATAGTTTTATTTATTTATCGTGTTTTCCAAAAAATGTAGTCTTGAAATTTCATGTAAGTACCATCTTGCCCGCCCGTAGTATCAAATGAATCTACTTCACTCATAAAGTAGCTTTGTTGAATTGTAACTCCTTCTTGCGTATCGTTCTGTATAAACTCAAATAAGTTTCGTACCGCTTCACCAATTGCATTTACTTTATCTTGACCTGAATATTCGTCTACGTTATCCGCCATAATAACAAATTGAACCCTTATAGCGTCTAAACTTGAACCGCCCGATTTAGTATTAGTTGGTACGTTTGATATTACTGAATATACAATGGAAGGTCTAACTTCTGTTTGTGGTATTACTTGTGGGTAAGTTCTATTTGATACCAAGTCTGTAATACTTGAAGTAGCGCTTAGTTTAAAGTATATGTAATCTTGTATCGAAGCCATTACGCTGCAAGTCCTTTCGCTTTTGCCGTTCTAACTATTAAACTTGTTATTTGTGCCTTCATAAACTCTATACCCGCTTGTTTGTATTCATCGTATGATTGACGGATAACTCCGATAGTAGGTTTATCCACTTTACCCGTTGATAACTTAGCCCCATAAACAGATTTTAACCCTTGTTTTTTACCAACTCCACCCGCTTTGACATTAGCCCGATACCTTTCAGCCGTTCCGTATTCAAGTAAATGCGCTGCATTACCTCCGTAACTGAATAGACTTTTACCACCTGTGTAACGAGGTCCGACATAATATGTATAGTAAGGGTCATTTTTACCCTTTCTCTTACGTTTAAACGCTTCGATTGAGTTGATTAACGCACCCGTTTTTTTATGACCTCTGGCAAGGTAATTAGATTTAATTCTTTCAACTAAAGGTTGAGCAGCACGTTCCACTATTTTTTCAATCTCTCTATCGGGCATAAAGTTTTCTGCCTTCAATTTATTGATAGTTTCCGTTAAGCCGTCTATTTTAATCGTTATCATTAGTTATCCTTTGATATACCTCTTATCATGTAATATTCTCTTAAACGAGTTCCCGCATAGTCAATAGTGGTGATATTAAATGTTTCACCCCTCCAAACTATTCGCATTGTTTCGTTTAAAGTCAAACCATTTGCACGAATTATAAAGTCACTTATTCGCCTTGCGGTTTTCTCGTTAGCTTCTTGCGCTTCGTTTCCGCCTTTAGGCAATACTTGACACCAACGTTCGGCATAGGTGGTGTAATCTCTTACAACTCCACCACTTGCCGAGCGAGTTTCAGTATAAGACTGAATGATAATTCTTTGGTCTAACTTGCCAATATTCATTAGCTAACTGTTCCTTGAGTTGGAGCGCCTGTGATTTGTAAAGTACAACTAAATGTAACTTTATCTTCCATAGGTGCTGAGCATGACAATGAAGTAAGTAAACATTCCGCTTCGTAGTATTTATCTCCTACGGTTGCGGTTGTCCATCTTGCAGTTAATACGGTTTTAGCCACGATAGCTGCGTATGCTTCATCAAAACCCCATGTTCCTGATTCTTTAAACACCCCTTCGCAGTCAAATGACCCCGAACCTTGTCCATAGATAGATTCTTGCCATCCACCTGAATCTTTATTTGATACATCAATAGCAGCCCTACTTAATGAGAGGTTATTAGATGTTAATTGTGCGATTGCTGTTCCCTCAATTTTTAAGAGAATAGCCGTTCCGTTCATTGACATATTTTTATACTTTTATTTGTTACGAATTTAAAACACACACTATCCCGCTTGTACTTGCTGAACCTGTGCTAAATACTTTTTTAACACTCATTGGAAAAGGTACACCTGCTACCATGTAAACATCTTGCGCCCCGAAATCTGCCACCGTAGTTGTGTTGGTATCTTGCGACCATGTAGGTAAAACTCTATAAGTTCCCGAAGTGGTTACCGAGATACAACCTTCCAACCTTAATGCGCTTTGGAAGTCGCCTACTTTTCTAAACGAAATAGGAGTAGTATTTGCCCCACCTAAATCAATTGCAGTACCTCCATAGCTTAACGATACTTTGAAATCGTTACCACTTACACCAACTACATAAACATTAGCATTGATAGCTAAACCCGTTCCCGTAATCGTTCCAAGTGAAGTAATAGTGATAATATCCCCATTAGCCAAACCTGAATCAGCTAAAGTGAATAAATCACTTGCAATAGTGGCACTTGTTGGAGTTTGTACCGCTCCATTTTCTGTATTCCAACCGATACCTGTGATATAGTTGGTATCGCTTGCGGTAACTGCTACCGACCTATTAGCTATTGAATATGTACTCATAATATTGTTTAATTTGCCCCTTGTGATGGAATCGAACCACCGCTAACCATTCAAAGGTGACCAGATAAAATTGTTTCTATAAGGTTGTAATAAATACTCACTACTCATTGGTATCTCATTAACCTGCGTTCCTGTAATGATTGTTTGTCTATTCTCGTAAAGATGTCCGATTATCATATACATTGCTTGTTTAATCGGAGTTGGTACGGCTGCTGCATTTGCATAACCACAAACAAAATTTAACTGCAAAGTATTCATACGGTCATAACAAGTCGGCACGGATTTAAGTCTAAATCTTGCAGGACTGCCATAAATATCGTATTCGTACTCGGTTGCTGCTAAAACTTGTGATTCATTGTTTGAATCGTAATAAGTAACCGAACTAACCGAGATTAAAGGTGCTTTGTTGACATTCCAAACAAGTAGATTTAGTTCATCATAATCAAATTGCATAGCCCATGTTTGACTAATTAACGGCATCCAAGTTCTACCCTCAACCGCTTGCCTTGCAACGGTTATAAGTGATGTAATTAAGTCATTCTCTACCGTATCATCAACACGTAGATAAGTCTTAACCTCCGTTAATGTTAACGGCTCTGTACTTGGCGCTGTAACTAATCTGTAATTAGGCATTATTTTTTACCTTTTTTTGCGGTTTCTTTAAACTCTTTATTCGTTGCGGTTTCAACTACTTCCTCAATGACTTCTAAAGCGAATCCCGCTTCAATCATTTCAGCACCTAAAGTGTCGTTTACTTCAACTTCCTCGCCTTGTGAATACGCTAATCTAAACGCACCTACGGGAGATTTTAAAAATTTTACTTTCATTGTTTGTTTTGATTAAGGGGAGAGCCGAAACCCTCCCCATTAACACTATAAATACACCCCTATGAGAAGTCTTAGTTTGCTAAGATGTCTTTGATTGCTCCGATTGCACCAGGTTGCTTAACCACTACATCATTGTACTGATTGATAGTGATTGCTCTTGTACCTGTTCTTGCATTGGTAGCGTCATCAACTACGATGTCAATACCTCCAAATTGTCCTACAACTACTTGGCTAAAATCACCAAATAACAAGGCTGAACAAATTGAACTTGATGAACCTTTGGTTAAGTCGCTTGGTACACTTGAAGTACTCAATACGTCATAACCTGCGATTTGTCCTTTAGCACCACCAAAGAATGAGTTGTAAGGGATAATCATTGCACCTGAACCCGAATCAATTGGAGTTTGCATAGCTTCTGCAAATACCTTAGGGTTGGTAATCCACTTACAATTATCCAAGTTAGCGTTAGCATTTGCAACGGCTTTGAACAAGTCCATAGTTTTAGCGAAAGAAATCGCTGCACCATTTGTGTCCATTGCTACTGACTGAATACCGCTTGTACCTAAGATACCTGTAGGTACTCCACTTGAACCTGCACCATTGATAACGGCTGCTTGTAATGCTTGTGCCATACCTTTCATGATGTCGGTCAAAATCATTGCTTCAACACTTTGGTTGGTTTGGATTAACAAACGCTTTGATACGTTGGTAGCACCGTATAACAATTTTGGAGTTAAAGAACGATTTACTAAAGTAGGGTCAGCAGGGGTTTGAGTTCCTGTTTCACCATCAGCCCAACCTGTAGCGATTGCAGTTCCGATACCTGGAATATCAGTATTTGCAGATAATCCACTTAATTTAGTGAAACCTGCTTTTTCCATGATTGAATAAGCAAACAACGCATCAAACCAATCCAATTTAATGGTCGGAATTAAGTAACCACCACCTGAACCACTTGCAGCGGTCATGGTACGTTTTTCCATAATTGGAGCGATAACATTTGAAAGCAAATCATTTGACAAATACAAACCTGTGGTAGTCATACCTAACGCGCGGGCTTCTTTGCTTGATTCATCAATCAATTCTTTCTCTAATCCTGATACTTTGTTACCTTCTTGTAACATTTTACCAAAAGAGAATTTACGCATTTCTTTTTCTTCAGGTTTA